TATCCATTCGCCTTGCGTCCAAGCATTAACTATAGAGGTAAAAACTGTTGAACCACCGCTACCACAATAGAAAGTCATCGTATTTTCCTCAGATTCATACCCGCATATTATATTTCTATTGCCAGAAACATAATCGCTATAAAGTGATTGATATTGAGTATAACCTAATTTTTTAGCCCAGATAGACAAAGACCATTCGGTCGCATTATTATAAGTTACTGAAGTTTCACCATATTCATTTATCCCGTCCAGCTGTATGCCCGTGCCAGACACTCCCGCCACAAAATCAGCATCTTCTGTATTATGCAAAGTAATATCTTTGTTATTGCCTGAAATATCGTTAGCCGTTAGTCCTCTCCCTTCGTCAAAACTCCAATATCCTATTAAGTGTTCGTCCGAAGGAAGATTGGCATCTATTTGATTGTAAAGACCAGTTGAGATTTCATTTGCTGTAATAGTATTAGCTAAAATTTGAGTAGCTGTAACAGAGCCAGTATAAATATCCCCACCATCAATCAAAGTAGCATCGGAAGGATGAGACCAATCGGCTAAATTTACTGCTCCTGAAATCAATATCTTCCCTGCTTGAATTAAGGTAGTAGCATAACTATTGACTCCGCCTGTAACCACATTAGCATCAGTCACATCAGCTACTACTATTCTTCCTGTTGTTCCATCTAAACCAACAACATTGATTTTAGGAGCAGTAACCGCATCAGCTTGGATTTTCACAGAAGTAACACAATCAGTCTGAAGCATAGTAGCGATAATATGGTCAGCTGTAATATTGCCTGTAGTTGAGTCAATCGCTGCCACAGCTGTTTTAGCAGCAGTAACTGCCCCTGCCGCTATTTTTGCTGTCTCTACCGCATCAGCCGCTATTTTTTGAGCATTGATAGCAGCATCATTAATCTTTCCTTGAGTAACTGATAAATCAACTAAATATTGTCCATCTACAGAAGAACCTGCTTGAAGACCTGTAAGAATCAAATTTGACAATTTTCCAGCTCCTGTCTTTAAGATGTAAGCTGTTGCATTGTTATTGTCAGCATCAAACAAGGTATGAGTACAACCCCACCACGTATTTCCTGAAGAGTCTGTATGAAACGAATTTGCTGTTGTATTCTCATCAGGTATATGAATCGACCCTGCTATTAAAGTTCCTCTAAATGTTCCTGAATTGAATTCAATATCTCCATTATAGCGAATAATCCATCCTGTTATTCCTGAAACATAATTAGCACTTTGCAAAAGACCTGCAATCATTGTCAGATTTCCTCCGATTTCTCCTGAACCGATTTGACTTGGAGGAACTTCGTAAAATCCGCTTCCTAAGATTGAAGGAATCGAGAGCAGATCTCCTGATGCTGTCATTTTGATAGCACCAAAATCACTATCTATTCTTGATAGAAATTTGTTGAACCCCAAATCATAGATATTATATTGTTCTATTGTCTCATTCATTTTTTAATTGATTCTGTTATTTCAGGTGTCAAAATATCAAAACCGATGATCTCTGTCAAACCTCCGAGTCCGGCTCCTGCTAATCGAAATTCGAAGGTATGTGCATTTTTATCTATTATAATCTCATTTTCAAAAGGATCTGAAATCGAACCCTTTTCATCAAATCCCTTTTCTTTGTCAGTTCGAAGAAAAACTTTGCATCCCAAACCATTTTCTGTATAGGGAACAATCTTAGATATTTCTTTAAGTCGACCTCTGCTGCCAAGCTCCATCGGATTATAATGAGCTGCATACTGAATCGGAATGTTTGAAGATCCTGTTATGTTGTCTTTTGTTCCAGTAAAGACCTCGATAACTTCTCCGTCATCATTTCCTGCAGCAATCTTAAGAGTTGTACTATCAATATAAGAAACAAAGATCTTAAATTCTGTTGGAAAACTTAAGACAGCCCAGGTCTGCGTTTCAATATGATAAAGAACAACAACATTTGAATATGTAATCCCATCATACGTAAGATCTCCGACTGACCACATAGCAATTTCTCCGTCTGAGAATCCTGCAACACTTGTATAATTTGAAGATGAAATTGCTTCAATAATCTTTTGAATCGGTCTTGAAATCTTTCTTGTTTCTTCTCCATTCGTCTCATAAAAGCCAATTGCTTCTCTATAAGAAGAACTGAAGAAAAAACAAGTTCTCTTTCCATTGACGATGCTCTCATGAGAAGGAGTTCCCAATGTGCAGAGATCATCAGGAAAAGTTGAATTTCCGTTCCATCTCTTCAATGCTCTCTCTTTAAAGATCAAGACATATCCCGGAACTTTTCCTAATCCTGTAATTGCACCTTGTCCTTCATAAGGTTCAATGTCAAGATATCCGTTTCCAGAAGTCCAAGAAATTACTCCTGCTGTCGGAATTGAAGAATAATAAAGTCGATCTAAGTTTCCAGAAACTCCTGCCACAAAGACTTTATCATGCCATTCTATTGCAAACTTTCCTGCAGGACAGTTCTCAATATCAAGATTTCCTCCTGTTGAAACCCAAGTATCTCCATCAGCGGATGATCTTTTGTTTGTTCCATCCAAAATCATCACAGTATCGAGATATGTCAGAAATCTGTGCTTAACATCTTTTGTCAGAGAAACACTTTCTGAAGTCCACGTTCCAGTAATTAACCGATAAAGAGCAGAATTGCTTGCACCATTTACAATCGCTAAAAAGTGTTTTGTACCACTAGAAAGACAGAACTGATGAAGTCCCAATATAGAATAGTTATTAGCAATCTGTGCTCCGATCAATGATGTCCCCTCTCTAACAACAGCTCTTCCTAAGATTTTATGATAAACCAAATTCAAGGAGAAGCTCAAAGAGTTCTTCGGTGCTAATAGATTGTCAACTTTCTGAACAATCCCATTGCTTAAGTCTCGAATTGGAACAGTTTCTAGCTTCATTTTAATATGTGATTGAATTTACTTTAGGTTGTCTCTTTTTTCGATGTGCAGGTTTCTCATTTCGAATATAGTCTGAAAGAATCTGAGAAAACTGAATGTAATCTCCATCAGTTAAGTCTCTCTTGCCGTCATTCTTTAATTGCATTCTTATTGCCCAAGTCAACCAATGTTTCACAGCATCATATCTGAAAGCATCTAATTCATCTGCATCAGAATCAACTGAAGTTGGTCCTGTCCAGTAATCTAGATAGATATTCAGATTGTCGTAAGAATCGTCACAAAGTGGCCAGAAGATTAGATTTCCGTCACCATCAACTGTAAAACAATCAGGTTCTCCTTCATCTTCTCCATACCAGATATAAGTATCAACAGGAATAGTGACTGTTATTGCTCCAGTTCCTGATGCTGGAATTCCTGTTAGAACTCCTACTGTTGCAGATCTTGTGACTCCTGTATATGTAATAGAATACAAAGTTCCAGAAATGTAAAGGTTAATTGTTCCTGAATCATCGAAGTCATAAGAGTTATCAATCTCTAATGTTGTATTACCAGCTGATGCTTGAGTTCTCACTTGAGTGACGACAACCCCCTTCATCTCATCTTCCATTTCAGTTATTGTTTTTGGATCAAGATCAGTATCTGTTCCAATTCTTACTCCTAAGATCGACTTGATTCCTCGATCTTCCCAGATGTCAGAAGGAAGAGAGACTTTGTGAACTCCTCTTGTTGTCTGTCCTGCTACATAATTTGTTTTCAAAAGTTTTGTCCACCCCTTCAATTTTCCTGTAATAAATTGGAGACAACTATTGATGTCATCAAGACAGAACTGATAATCAATGTTTTCAGTGAATCCCTGCAACTTGTTTCTTTTTAAAGCCCAGTTGATTGCAAAACCGACAGTATTTACTGCTAATCCAGAAAAAGGAATCGGATCACTATAATCAGAGTAAGTTGTCCCGATCGTGTTCTTAAATCTTATGAAGTAGTATCCTGAAGCATATGTGTCGTCATCATAAGAAGTTTCATATCGATCAGGAGTCAGAGTCTTTGCTGTCATGACAGTCTTACTTCCTGTTGCAGTTTCTGCATGAGAAAATTCAACCTGATCATAAAGAATAATATAGATTTTCGTATAAGGAGAATGAGTCTTAGCAAGATTTGAAGCTAAAGTAATTGTCGTTCCAGAAGGAGCAGTTAAAGCATGAGTCTTTATAACTTCAGTGATCTCATCTCCTGTTTCTCCGATCTGCAAAACTAAGTTTACTGCAAAATCAACGATATT